CGGCGTGACGTAGGTCCCGGTTATCCTGTCGGCGACAAGTTTGCCGGTGAAGGTGAGCCGATAGGGTCCTTGCGTTGCACCGCGCATGTCGTGCGCGGCCGCGATATTGCCAGCCTGGTCGACCGTTCCGTGCAGGATGAGCACGCCATCCTGGGGGACGAATTCCACCGACGATGCGTGACGCACGAGCAATGTTCGCGTGGAATCGTCGCAGGTGCCGGCGAGTGGCGCCAGACTTCCCGCATACCGGGACGGCGCATCGTCGGCGCAGCCAGGCAGCGCGATGCACAGAGCGGCAACCGGCAGCAGATATCCAATGAATTCAGGCTTGTAGGAATTTTCTCCAGATAGCTGCATTTTTTCCTTGCCCACATGCCCCAAGTTTCGCTATATATAGCTCAACGATGGCGGTTTGCGCGCGCCGCTGTGGCTGACGTCGAGCGGTGAGTCAGCGTTGCCGCCGAGCGCGGCTGCACGCCGTGGCGCGCCAGATGGCGGCGATGGCGACGATGGCCGCGATCGCCGCATGATGAGAGATGACGAACTTGACCGATGGCGCAGGGTTGGCCGGCGGCGAGTTGGATTTGCGCCGGACCCTGAGGTCGAGTTTCAAGGCCTGGGCGAGCTTTGTGCTCGCGTCGCGCGGGCTGGAGCCGGCGCGCCACCATTTATATATCGCCGCGCAACTTGAAGCGCTGACCCGCGGCGAGACCGCGCGATTGATGGTTTTGCTGCCGCCCGGTTCGGCAAAGAGTACATTTGCAAGTCTGCTTTTCCCGGCGTGGTGGATCGCCGCGCATCCTGGCGCGTCGATCATTACCGCGTGCCATACCGCGGGGCTGGCCGAACATTTCGGACGCGGCGTACGGTCGTTGCTGACCGAACACGCGGTACGGCTGAACGTGGATATCAGGCAGGACGCACGGGCGGCGGCGCGTTTTCAGACCGGTCGCGAGGGTGGCTACTTCGCCATCGGCGTGCATGGCGCGGTGACCGGACGGCGCGCGGACCTCGCTGTCATTGATGATCCGGTACGTTCATTTATCGACGCGGAAAGCCTGGCGGCGCGGGACCGGCTGTGGAATTGGTATAGATCGGAATTGATTACCCGATTGAAGCCAAATGCCAAGACGGTGTTGGTGATGACGCGGTGGCATCATGACGACCTCGCCGGACGATTGTTGGACCAGGGCACTTGGACGATTTTGCGGCTTCCGGCGCTGGCGGAAGCGGGCGATCCGATGGGCCGCGAGCCCGGTGAGGCGTTGTGGCCGGCGTGGGAGGATCGCGACGCGCTGTTGGCCAAGCAGACGGAGATCGGCGAACGCGGTTTCGCGGCGTTGTTTCAGCAGTCGCCGCATCTGCGGCAGGGCCGAATATTCGATGTTGCGAAGTTCAAGCTGATTGACGACGCGCCTGCGGGGAAAACCGTGCGGGCGTGGGACCTCGCGGCGATGGCCGATACGAGCGGCGATCCGGACTGGACCGCCGGCGTCAAGCTGGTGCGCGATGAGGCTGACGGGTACGCGGTGCTGGATGTTACGCGTGTGCGCGCCGATTCGGTGAGTGTTGCTGCGTTGATCAAGGATGTTGCGCGACAGGACGGCGCGTCCGTGGTGATTGGCCTGCCGCGTGATCCGGGCCAGGCTGGCATGTATCAGGTTGCGTTTCTGACACGTATGCTGGCGGGATTTCATGTCGTGAGCAGCCCGGAGACGAAAACCAAAGCGCTGCGCGCTGCATCGGTCGCCACGCAACTGCGCGGGGGCAATTTTGGCTTGCGCCGCGCGGCGTGGAACGCGGCGTTCCTGGACGAGCTGAGCGTGTTTCCGGATGGCAGGAAGGATGATCAGGTCGACGCGCTGTCCAGGGCGTTCGACATGCTGGCGGCCGAGAAGCGGCCGGCACATTACAGGTCGCTGCCATTTTTTGAGCGGTAGGATATCGGTGTGTTCAGCACTATTTGCGATCTCATTCCGTATGATCGGGATTTCCCGCCGCGCACGCGGCGCCTGGAACTGTTCAAGCGCGTGCTGGATGGGACACTTTACGATGTCTTGCCATATGAGTTTCATGAAGAGCGGACGGCGGGCGGCGAGTATATCCCGCTACGGCAACGTCGGCCATCCGTACGCTATGCGTTGGCGCGCATCGTGGTCGAAGACAGTTCTGCGTTGCTGTTCAGCGATGGCCATTTCCCTGCCATTGACTGTTCCGATCGGGAGATGCGCAGCGTGCTGGCGGCGCTGCTGCGCAGCACGAGGCTCAACGCGGTCATGGCCGAGGCGGTGCGCCGCGGCAGTATCGGTTCGGTTGCGATACTGCTGCGCGTGCTGCGGCGGCGGATTTTTCTGGATGTTCTCGACACAATATGTCTGACCCCGGTATGGGATGCGCAGTGCCCCGATAGCTTGCTGCATGTCACCGAGCGCTATAAGGTATCCGGTTCCGACTTGATGGCGCAGGGATATAAAATATCCGACCCGGACAAAATCTATTGGTTTGGGCGCTGCTGGGACAAGGTTTGGGAGACATGGTATGTGCCCATGCCGGTCGGTGCTGGCGGTACGCCGGACGTGGACACGGATCGCAGCGTGCGTCACGCGCTGGGGTTTGTACCGCTGGTGTGGATCCGCAACCTGCCGGGCGGCATAGGCGTCGACGGCAGCTGCACATTTCAGGCGGCGATAGAAACATCGATCGAAATCGATTATCAGCTGAGCCAGGCCGGGCGAGGTCTGAAATATAGCAGCGACCCGACATTGCTTATCCGCGAGCCGGCAGGTCTGGACGGGACTGTGGTGCGGGGTGCGGCGAACGCTTTGGTGGTAAGCGAAAAAGGCGACGCCAAGCTGCTGGAAATCGGCGGGACCGCCAGCGAGGCGGTGATCGAATATGTCAAGACGTTGCGGCAGCTCGCGCTGGAGAACATTCACGGCAACCGCGCCGACGCCAATCGGTTGACCACGCCTGCGAGTGGACGGGCGCTCGAACTTATGAACCAGGGACTGCTCTGGCTGGCAGACAGCCTCCGCGTGAGTTATGGGGAAGCCGGCATAGTGGCGGTCTGCCGTATGATGTTGCGTGCGTTGCGCTGCTTTGACATTACCGTGAATGGAACGTCATTACCAAAAATCGATCCTGATTGCGCGCTGACATTGCGTTGGCCAAACTGGTATCCTGCCGATGCGCTGGAGCGTCAACGCGATGCGCAGACGCTGGAATCGCTGGTCGGCGCGCGCCTTCTGTCACGTGAAACAGCGATCCATATCCTGTCATCCACATACGATTTTGATGACATACCGGCCGAAATCGCACGTATGCAAGGTGAGACCGCCTGATGAGTGAAACGGGAAAGCCGCCTGAAGCGGTGGACGAGATATCCGCGCTGCGCGCCCATAACGACTCGCTCGAGATGGCGCTGCGCGAAACCCGATTGGCCGCCGAGCGGCGATTGATTCATGCTGAACTGAAGAGTGAGGCCTTGCGGAGCGGCATTGTCGATCTGGATGGCCTCAAGCTGATCGATCCGCATGACGTGACCGTGGACGAGAATGGCACGGTGAAGGGGGCGGCTTCGGTGATCCTGCGGCTGCAGCGGGACAAGCCGTGGCTATTCAATACGGGTAATTCGAGCAGCCTGGCGACCGCGCCACCCAGCATAGCGGGCCGCACGAAGCTTGCTACCGAAATGACCCTCGATGAGTGGCGCGCGGCCCGGCTTGAACTGCTGCGGCGACGCTAGAGCACGATCCGTTCGAATTGAGTCTGTTCGCGGTTCGATCGCGCTGCGGCGGGTCGACGGCTGACCTCTTTAATCATCCTGCGGGGGCGGCGCCCCTGCCAATTTGGGGGCTCGAATGGGTATTCAGAATTTTCCCGCGGCGCTGCAGCCGATCATTCAGCAAGGGTTTCTGGAGCGGGAGTTTCAGCAGGCGCTGACCTCTCGCCTCGGGTATCGCGCGGTGGCGGATCGGGAAGAGTTTGCCGTCGGGATCGGCGAGACGCTGACCAAGACGCGGGCAGGGCTGCGCCCGGCGGTGACAACGCCGCTTGCGCCGGCGACCAACACCAACCTGGATAACGGGCTTACGCCGGGCAACTGGGGTGTCGAGCAATATACGTTGACGCTGAATAATTATGCGTCGACGATGGATTTGAACGTTGTGACCAGCCGCGTTGGCATTGCAAGTCAATTTCTGCAAAATGCCTACGTCAATGGCGAGCAGGCGGCGCGCAGTCTGGACGATCTTGCGCGCAATGCACTGTTTGGCGCCTATTTCGGCGGCAACACGCGGGTACGGACAACGCTTTCCGGCGCCGGCGCGATTGTCAATGTCGATGACGTGCGCGGGTTTCAGACCGCCTTTGTGAACGGCGTGCAGCAGGTTGTCTCCTCCAGCAACCCGTTGGCGGTGACCGTGGGTGCCGGCTCGTATAGCGTTGTTGGCGCCGCGGTGGATACGACGAATGTGTCGACCGCGCCAGGCGGTATTTCCGGGACATTGACCTTCGGATCCAACGCGTCGGTCAGCGATGGCACTGCCGGCAACACGGTTCTTGCCGCAACGGCAGCATTGGTGCTGA